GTGGTACTGCGGTGAGCCGCATCGTCGTCGTCAATAAGGAACTGCTTGAGCAGGTCGCCCGCGAGCTGGGCCTCGGCGCCGATGTCGTCGAGAAGACGGCCTATCGGGCGGTCAACGCCGTGGCGGCGAAGAACATGACGCGCTCGCGGCGCGAGATCACCAGCATCGTCAATCTGACGCCGGCCTATGTGCGCGAGCGCATGGCACTGCGCAAGGCAAATGCCGGCGCCCGCGTTGCGGTCATTGCCGCCCGCCGTCGCCCGACCACCCTGAAAACCTATGGCGCCAGGCAGGTCACGCGCAAGGACAAGGGCGCCAAGCGCGGCACCGGCCACAAGGGCGGCAGGCTGTGGGGCATCCACGCCGGCAGCGGCGACCCGTCGCGCAATATCGCCACCGGTTCGGTGCCGTCGGGCATCACCGTCAAGGAACTGCGCCGCTCGCCACGCCAGCGCCTGCCGGGGGCTTTTTTCATGCCCTTGCGTTCCGGCAAGACCGAAAGCGGCAACGGCCTGGGCGTGTTCATCCGCACTGGCACCGGCAAGCGTGACCTCAAGCACCTCTACGGCCTGTCGGTCGACCAGGTGTTCAGGAACGTGATCGACGCCATCGCGCCGGATGTCGAGACCGAGCTGGAAGAAGCGCTGCTGCGCCAGGCACGTTACGATTTTGCCAAGGCACTGGGAAAAACACCATGAGCATCGAAGACAAGATCGCCGCCGAGCTGGCCGCGCGCGTGGCGCAGATCAGCATCGTCAATGGTTACCGGACGGACATCGGACAGCAGGTGTTCGACGGCCGGCGCCACCTCGACGAGACGCACATGCCGTGCACCGTGATTTTCGCGGACGACGACGATCCGGCCGGCGCGCAACTGCCAAACAGCAAGACATCGCTGCCTTTTCTGCTTGAAGGGCATGCCGCATGCGATCCGGATCATCCAAACGTCGTCGGCCGCAAGATCGTTTCCGACCTCAAGAAAGCCGTTTTTTCCGGCGACCTGACGTTTGGCGACAAGCGTGCCGTCGCCTGTCGCTATGGCGGCCGCTCGATCTCGCCGCGCCCGGACGGTATGGCGCTGATCTCGGCCAACATCGTCGTCGTGGTCGATGTCGTCGAGAACCTGTCCGCGCCTGAAATTTAGCCACAGGCGGCACCGGCCGCCAATGCAGACACTGAAGCCTGAACCCAACTGCCCGCCAGCGGGCCTTTCAGGAGTACCGCCATGTCCGCATTCATCGGCGCCGGCATCGTGTCCGTCGCACCGTGGTCCGATACCACCGCTTTCGATTCCCTGACTTTCGTCGACGTCGGCAACGTCTCGAAGCTCGTTCCGTCGTTTTCCGAAGACCGCAAGACGCTCAAGAATTTCCGCAACGCGGCGGGCGGAAACTACGCCTCGTTCGCCCGTGTCGATACTGCAGAGCTGGCCATCGATTTTCGCGACCTGTCGGCCGCCAACCTGGCGCTGGCGCTGTGGGGAGAAAAAACCACGGCCGCCGGCCACACCACCATCGAAGCGCTGCTCAATGCAGCGCCGCTGGTAGCCATCAAGTTCGTCGGCGTCAATCTGGTCGATGGCAAGGATGCCACCGGCAAGTTCCACAAGGTTCGCCTGGGCGCACCGCAAGGTCTTGACCTGATCGGCGAGGATTTCGCCAACATGTCGATCACCGGCACCATGGAAGCCGACGAGAAGATCGTTACGGCGGGCAAGTCGCAATACTTCACGCTCATTCTTGAAGACTGATGGCTGCGACCAAAGTCGTCGAGCTGGCGGGCGTCCAGGTCACGGTCAGGGAACTGACCGTTGCCGAGGTGCGCACCTGGCTGGCCGAGATCGAAGCCGGCGTCACTGTCGACCCTTTGGGGTCGATGGTCTTCGAAGATTGCAGTCTGGATGACCTGGCGCGCATGTCGGACGCCACGGCGGCGGGCATGGAAGCCCTGACGTATGGCGAACTGCTGCCGCTGCGGGACGCCTGCAAGGCGCTGAATCCGCATTTTTTCAGGGTGCGGGCGGCCGTGCAAAAGGTCGCCCGGGCCATCGAGGCGGAGGCGGCGTCCATGATCTCGACCGCTCGCTGAGCATTTGCGCCATGCGCGGTCATGCCGGCATTCTGGCTTACCCATGGCGGCTCTACATCACGGCAGTTGAGGTGCTTAACAGTGGCCATTGACAAGGAAGTTGCGCTAAAGATCACCGCAGATGCCAGCGGCGTGCCGCGCGGCGTCGCGGTCGCCCAGGGCGCGCTGCGCGGTCTGCAGGCGCAGCTCGGCAGCCTGGAGGCGGCATCCGCCAAAGGCCTGTCGCTGTCCGGCATGGCCGGCATCGGCCTGTCGGCCACCGCTGCCGCCGCTGCCATTGGGGCATCAGTCAAGGCGGCCGCCGACTACGGCGACCAGCTCGACAACATGGCCCAGCGCACCGGGGTTGCTGTCGAGGAACTAGCACGACTGCAATACGCCGCCAAGCTGTCCGACACCTCGACAGAAGCGTTGGGCAAGGGCATCGGCAATCTGTCGAAACTGATGGTCGGCGCCGCCTACGGCGGGGCAGAGAGCGGCAAGCTGTTCGAACGCTTTGGCATCTCGCTGCGCAACGCCGACGGCACCATGCGCAGCACGACAGAGGTGCTTTACGATCTGTCGGATGTTTTCACGGCCATGCCGGACGGCCCGGAAAAGACCGCGCTGGCGATGGAAGTTTTCGGCAAGAAGATGGGCGCCGAACTGATTCCGTTGCTCAACCAGGGCAGCGCCGGCCTGCGCGCCATGGGCGACGAAGCCGAACGCCTCGGGCTGGTGCTCAATGCCGAGCAGACCAAGGCGGCCGCCGATTTCAACGACAATCTCGACCGGCTCGCGATGTTGTCGAAAAGCGTTGCGGTCAATCTCGGCAACCTGCTGATTCCAAGCCTCAACCAGATCATGGGCGAAATGAACGCCGCAGCCAAGAGTTCCGACGGCTTCGTGATGACGTTCCTGAAATGGCCGCTTGGATTGTCGGAAGTGCAGAAGACGCGCGACGCGGCGGACAACATCGAGCGCCTGACCAAACAGATCGATGCGCTCAAGGCGAAGATGGCCAGCGGCCGCTCCGAATCGATCTATGGATTCGATGACGGCAACAAGGCAAAGCTGGCGCAGCTGGAAGCCGAACGGGCAGAGCTGGTCAAGCTGAACAACAAGAAAATCGCCGACGACGATGCCGAGACGGCGAGCAAGCGCCAGAACATCGCCGCGCAGCTGGCGCGCGAAGTGACCAATCTGGAGCAGCTCAAGGCCGTCGCCGCCGGCAAAGCATCAGCCGACATCCTGAAGAGCGACAAGGAACGCACCGACGAGCAGATCAAGAATGCCGAGAAGTTGCGCGGCGCGCTGCAATCGGCCTGGGAAACGTCACGCAAGGAAGCGCAAAAGGCCGCTGAAGAAGCACAGAAGCTGCAGGAGAAGGCGTCCGGCGTGCGGACATCGGCCGCCGACAAGGCTGCCGAGTTGCGCAATGCCGGCCTGTCGGATGAAGAAAAGCAGGCGCTGTCCTATTCGCAGGCGCAGGAGGCGCAGGGGCAGGGTGCTTTCTATGCCGCCGCCGCTGGCGCCGCCCAGCTGGACGGCCGCACCAAGGATTTCGAAAAATACCAGAAGCAGGCAGAAACATTCCTTGAGCGGGCCATGAAGTTCGCCGAGGCGTCGAAGAACCCGGACATGGTCGAGCAGGTCGGTAAGGACCAGGCTGGCGTGATCGAGAAGAACGCCAAGGCCAAGCAGAACGAGGCGGCCGCGCTGGAGGCGCAGGCCACGGCGCAGGCGGAAACGCTGAAAAAGCTCGATACCGACATCGAGGCGCTCAAGCAGAAGGCGTCGAACATCGCCATCAGTGCCGATATTTCACAGGCAGAGGGCCGCATTGGCGACCTGCGGAAACAGCTGGAAGAGATCCCGGACAAGACTGTGAAGCTCACCGTCCAGCAGGTCGGCTCACCGGAAGCGATCGCGGCAGTTGCAGCTGACGTCAACAAGGCCGGTCTGGGCGGATTCGCCGGCGGCGGCTGGACAGGCCCCGGCGGAAAGTTCAAACCGGCCGGAATCGTGCATGCCGAAGAGTTCGTTACGCGCGCGGAAGTCGTTCGCCAGCCGGGCGCTTTGGCCTTTCTGGCGCGCTTCAACCGGGTCGGCATGCAGGCGCTGCGCGGCTATGCGAGCGGCGGTCTGGTGTCTGGTATGAATATTCCTTCGATTTCATC